GATTATTTGAATAAAAATCCAGATATTACTGAGTGTATTGATTGTGTAGAGTGCGATGATGCTCCCTCTATCACTCTTGAATAAATATTCTTACACTTTATGGAGATTTATGGCTGTATACCCCATTATTAATAAATCCACTGGTGAGCAGAAAGAAGTCAAGATGAGTGTCTATGATTGGGATCAGTGGAAACAAGATAATCCTGATTGGGACAGAGATTGGTCGGATCCATCAACTTGTCCTAATAGCGGAGAAGTTGGTGAAGTTTATGATAGACTTAAAAAATCTCATCCTGGGTGGAATGATGTCTTACACAAAGCATCTAAAGCTCCTGGATCAACTGTCAGACCTATTTAAAAATGCCAACGCGAAAAAACACTCCTAAGTCTCCAGTTCCATTTGGAATGAGTAACAAACAGATGAAACGTAAGAAACCAATTAGTTTTGAGTTAATGAGGACGATTGACCCATTGACTGAAAATCAAAAGGGATTATATGACTCCTACAAAAACGAGCAAAACATTGTTGCGTATGGATGTGCAGGAACTGGTAAAACATTCATCACTCTTTACAATGCTCTTAAAGATGTGTTGGATGAGAAGTCTCCCTATGAAAAAATCTATATCGTTAGGTCTCTTGTAGCAACACGAGAGATTGGTTTTCTTGCTGGTGACCATGAAGACAAGTCATCACTGTATCAAATTCCTTATAAGAATATGGTGAAGTATATGTTTGAGTTACCAACCGAAGCAGACTTTGAAATGCTTTATGGTAATCTTAAAACTCAAGGAACAATCAGTTTCTGGAGCACTTCATTTATTCGTGGCACAACTCTAGACAATGCGATTATTATTGTTGATGAGTTTCAAAACTTGAATTATCATGAACTTGATAGTATAATTACTCGTGTGGGTGAAAATAGTAAGATTATGTTCTGTGGTGATGCCACTCAATCTGATCTTATTAAAACAAACGAGAAGAATGGGATTATTGATTTTATGAAGATTCTTCGTGTGATGCCCTCAATTGATATTATTGAATTTGGAGTAGAAGACATTGTTCGCTCTGGATTAGTGAAAGAATATATCCTTGCGAAAATGGAAGTTGGTTTATGAGTTTTATTCATTGTAATTTTTTAGGTGAACTTGAATTAGAAAAGAAAGAAACAAATGGCATCCGTCTGTACAATCTTCCAAGTGGAGACTGGGTGCCTTCTATTACTTCAATCACTTCATTCTACAATCGCCAAATCTTTGCGAGATGGCGTGAGCGTGTTGGACTTGAAGAAGCAAATCGCATCACCCGAAAAGCAACTGCGAGAGGGACTGACTTCCATTTAGTCTGTCAGGATTATCTGGAGAATAAAGAACTTGTCTGGGATAAGTATCAACCCCTCACAAAGTTTATGTTTTATCATGCGAAACCATATCTTGATAAGATAAATAACATACACGCAATTGAACGCACACTCTATTCTGAGTATCTTGGACTTGCTGGTAGAGTGGATTGTATCGCTGAATACGAAGGCGAACTGGCGGTTATTGACTTTAAGACTTCAGAAAAAATTAAACCAGAAGAATGGCTTGAAAATTATTTCGTCCAAGAAACATTTTATGCTGCTGCTTACTACGAACTCACAGATATTGTCCCCGTAAAACTTATCACCATTATGGTAACTCCTGGTGGTGAAGTCAAAGTATTTGACAAAAGAAACAAAGGGGATTATATTAAGTTATTAGTTCGTTATATTAAAGAATTTGTACGTCACAATACTGGGTCAAATGGAGAATGAATTAGAAAAAGCTTTCGAAAATAAATTCTTTTGCCCATCACGATTTGCTCAAGAGATTGAATCTCTGGTGCTTACGAATGAGAAAATGAGTTATATTGATGCTATCATTTACTTCTGCGAACAGAATGGCATTGATATTGAATCAGTTCCTAAACTCATTTCAAAACCACTGAAGGAAAAGATTAAGTATGAGGCAATGGAATTAAACTTTCTGAAAAAAAGTTCCCGCGCAAAATTGCCCCTATGATACTAACTGGGACGTAAAAATTTTCCCGGCAAAAAATGAACCTTATTACTTTTTATGATGCCGTATGATGCCTATAAGTGTTATCTGTCTTTAAAAAATCACTTTACAAAAGACAGTTATGATTACCACAAGTATTGTGGTAAAAGTCGTGCGAGTGTTCAGTCTTTCTACAAACGAAAAGATCGTTTTTGGTTTGAGCGTGTCACACGACAGAAAACAGATCAAGAGATTGTAGAGTTCTTTGTATCAAACTTTATCACCTGCACTGATCCAAGTAAGCTTTGGATAGGAGAAATTATAAGAGAGGGTGAGACACGATACGCAGAATGGAAGAAAAGAAATCAATCACTATCTTACGTCTTTAAAGAGGAAACTCAAAAACTATTTGATTCCAAAAAAGTTGATGATGTTTTTGATTGCTCTAAAGGACATCCACCTGTTCTTAAAAATTACCTAAGCGGGAATATTAGTATGGAAACCCTAGTGATCTATGATAGAATATTCCTGTTCGGGGATAAATTTGATAAACAACTTTCTGACCCAGTGTGGGAAACCGTCCGTATGAAAATGAAAAAATATTCTCCGTTTCTAAATATTGATGTACCGCGTTATAAAAATATCTTGAAAGAAGTTGTTCTAGGAGACAAATGAGTTTCTTTAAATCTGAAGTTGTTCGGGCAGAGATGACCGAAATTAGTGAGATGCAAGAAGAGGTTTATCAAAGCGTCTTCAAGTTTCCAACAATGTTAAAAGAAGATAAAATAAAGCATGTTGAACTTTTAGAAAAACTTCTAGACAAACAAAAAGTTCTTTATACTCGTTTGAGTCTATCAGACGATCCTGAAGCACAGGAAATGAAGCAACGCATCACGCAATCTGCCTCAATGATGGGACTTCCTCCCAATGTTGACATGAGTATTATTCTTAGTAATATGTCTAGAATGCTTGAAGTAATGAAAGAACAAATTGACAAGACAGGTTCCGACCTGTAGAATAACAAAGTACACAAAAGCCAAATCCTTACAAATCCGAGGTAATCCAATGTCCTTTGCTGACCTTAAAAAACAATCTTCTCTTGGTTCTCTTACACAGAAACTAGTCAAAGAAGTAGAGAAGATGTCTGTATCATCAGGTGGAGACGATGACCGTCTCTGGAAACCTGAACTTGATAAAACTGGCAACGGTTATGCTGTTGTTCGTTTTCTACCTGCACCAGATGGAGAAGAACTCCCCTGGGCAAAAGTCTACTCTCATGCCTTCCAAGGTCCTGGTGGTTGGTATATTGAGAACTCTCTGACAACAGTGGGTCAAAAAGATCCCGTGTCAGAATACAATCGTGAACTCTGGAACAGTGGTCATGATGCTGATAAAGAAACTGTTCGCAAGCAGAAGCGTAAACTGTCCTACTATTCCAACATCTATGTTGTGAAGGATCCTGTAAATCCTGCTAACGAGGGTCGTGTCTTCCTATTCAAGTATGGCAAGAAGATCTTTGATAAGATTATGGAAGCAATGCAACCTGAGTTTGAGGATGAAACTCCCATCAATCCCTTTGACTTCTGGCAGGGTGCAAACTTCAAACTGAAGATCGTTAAGAAAGATGGTTACTGGAACTATGACAAGTCTGAGTTTGAACGTATTGCTCCTCTTCTGAGTGATGATGATGCTCTTGAAGGACTCTGGAAGAAGCAGTATTCTCTTTCTGCTGTGACTGCTCCAGACCAGTTCAAGTCCTATGAACAACTGGAATCACGTCTTAAGTTGGTTCTAGGTCAAAAATCTTCTGTTCGTCCTCGCCTTGATGAGGAAGTTGAGGATGAAGATAATGACCGTGGTTCTTATACTCCAGAAGTTACTCCTCGTCGCGTTGAACCAGAACTTCCAACTGTGAGTTCGTCTTCAAGCGATGAAGATGAAGATGATGCACTGTCCTACTTCCAGCGTCTTGCTGAGGAGTGATTACGTATAAAGTCTGATATTATCAGCTCTCTTAAGGGTTTCAGTCACATACTGACTGGAACCCTCTCTATATGTCATCATGTCTTCTAGATCATCAAGCACAACATTTAGAAATCTTGGTTTCAATAAGAAGATATTTCTTTTTGCATCTTCCAGTCTTTCTTCATAAACAAGATTTGTAACTGGTTCAACAATATTATTTCTTGTTACCTGCAAATCAGTAATAAAATCATAATAGGAAACCGAATAATTAGACTCAACTTGAAGTCCAGCAGGAACAATAACAATATCTTGACTATTTTTTACTTCAACTGTTTCGTGGTGATGAATGCCATTATAAAGAGTATTATAATCACCATATTTGTCTAACAGATAATTATCAAACTGTTGTTGTGGTAAGGGCCACTCTGTTTGAATATTAATGACATTATTACAAGTAAGAACCAACCAATCTAAAGAGGAATCTTTATAAACTTCAAACGCAACATTATCAGGTCTATCATTTCCTTTAATCTGATATTTTGTAAAGAACGCTAAGTCTTGAAAAATATCTTCTCTAAGTTTTCCTTTTTTAAAAAGATTTTTTACAGTAATATAATCTGATATCTGAGCATCTGGTAGTCTGCTAACATATTCAAAATCTGGTAATCTGTTAAAGTAATCTGACATTTTAGTAACCTATTCCATCTAATCCTTCATAATCACTATTAAATACTGGTTCTAGTTCTGTAAATTGCATTTGCATTTCATAAGAAACCATAACACCATCGCTATATGTGGCATATTGCCCCTCTGGTGTATAATTAACCGTGAAATTTTGTAGAGCACACTCTTTTATTCTACCAATAAAAGGATGATCTTTATTTGCCCCACCTGGACGATAGAGATATTGAATACTAAAAGTATTTGGTGTTTTTAAAAACAGATTTGTGGGTGATTTTATCGGTGACATTCCTCTTTTAAAAAATCTTATAATTTTAATAATTGTTTTCGCTTCTGTATCACTTCTAGCGGACATTTTAAAAGTAAATGAAAATGGTCTGAGTGTTGGACCATTAAATAACAACTCCATATTAGGATTTATGACTGCTCCCTCTGCTCTTGATAATATTGCTGCATTATCTCCTCCCATCGCTGCAG